TTTCGTTCCGGCGACGCGGCATGAATGGAAGGTGGTTCAGCGCAGCGGCAAAGCCGCGAGCACTCGGACCTGTGTGAATAACTGTACGCGACCGGTCGCAGAGCCGGTATTTGACCACCACGCGGCCACACCGATCGACGCAAATTTCGACGGCGCGGCCCTGAATTTCGCCGGGGGCGGCGCTATTCGTACTGACCGGAGACCGGAATGACGACCATGAAAATCGAGTGTCCTTGCTGCGATGGCGAAATCGACGCGCGGCACACGGAAGGCCTGTCCGACACGATGCGCCGTATGTACTTCGTCTGTGACGACTGCGGCTATCGCACGCCCGCCGGATTCGAAATCCTGTACTCGCTGTCGGCGTCGGCGAAACCGCGCGCCGACATTGCGCTCGAAGTGCGTCCGTCGCCGATGTTGCGCGGCGGCGTCAACGCGCGCACGACCGTCGCACTCGCGAGGGCGGCATGAGGTTCACCATCAAATGCCCGCACTGCGGCGCGCGCGGCATCGCGCGATCGATTGAAAAGGTCTCGCCAACGTCGTGGCTACTCGACTTCCAGTGCGACGACGTGACGTGCGGCCACACGTACCGCACGCAGCTCGACATGTACCCGCCAGAGACGCCGATCCCGCGTCGCAAGCGACGCGAGACGGCCGCACTCCAGTTCGACGAATAGGCGGGCCGCCTCATTGCAATCAGGCCGCTATCAAGTCGATATCGGCAGTCTGTTTAATCATGCTCGGGGGAGCGAATGGCAAAAATCGTAGTGGTCGGAAATTCGAAGGGCGGCACGGGCAAATCGACGAGCTCGTTACAGTTCTCGATCGGGCTCGCGCGCGAAGGCGCGCGCGTGTGGCTGGTTGACGGCGACCGGCAGGAAACGAGCGTGACCGCGATCACCATGCGGGCGCAAAGCGGGCGGGCGCCGATTGCTGCGTCGGCCTACGCCAACGGCGCCACGCTGCGCGCCCAGGTACTCCAGCAGCGCGACGCATACGATTTCGTCGTGATCGACGCGGGCGGCCGCGATTCGAGCGCGCTGCGCGCCGCGCTCACGGTCTGCGATGCCGTCGTGATTCCCTGCCTGCCGCGCACGTTCGACGTGTGGGCCATGCAAGACATGGTGCAGCTCGTCGACGAGGCGCGCGCCGTCCATGATCTGAAGGCCTACGCCTTCCTCAATTCAGCAGATGCCAGCGGCGCCGACAATCGCGACGCGGCGGCCGCCATCGAAGAATTCAAACAGGTCGCGCTGCTGCCGTATCGGCTCGGCCGCCGCAAAGCCTACGCCAACGCCAGCGGCACCGGGCTTCACGTCGAAGAAATGCCGCGACGCGACGCCGTGGCATGCGCGGAAATCGACCGGCTCACGGCCGCGGTGTTTGGCGTGTAAGACAATATCGACAAGCCATCAAACCGATATCGATCAGATATCAAGTAGATGGCAAGTCGATATCGACTCGATATCGAAAAGCGGAAGGGCGGAAAAATGACGATCACGAAACGGCCGGCAGTTGGCGGCCAGGCGCAGAGCGCCGACGACTTTATCGCGGGCGCGCCCGACGCAGCGCACGAGCAGGCGGCCGAACCGGCGCGACGCAAAAAAGAGGTGATTAGCCTCGGCGTCGATGGCGCGCTGCTGAAACGGCTCGACGAGCGCGCGACCAAGCTCGGGCTTTCGCGCGCCGCCGCGATCAATCTCGCGGTGGCGCGATTCCTCGACGCTGAGTAGGATCGCGCTCGCACACGGGGCGGCGATTGTCGGCCGAGGCCGTGTGAAAACGCAAAATCACTCGGTTTCCGGGTGTCGCTTTACCCCTCCCGAGTCACCGCCAGGCCGATACTCGCCGATCTGAAGGGTCGATTTTTGAGATAACTTCGGGAGCAGCGCGTTTTCACACGGCCTCGGCCAAAAACGCCCGGTCGAGAAATAGGTACGTCCTGAGCCGGTCGCATTAGTACGAGATGAAGCAGCAATGCCGCACGGCCGCCGAGTTGCGCGTCGGCCGCAAGGAGTTGATTACAGCTGCCAGTGCCCGCGAATGGGTGAGGCGGATACTTGCGAGGCAGAAAGCTAAAGCGGCCCAGAGAATAAAGCGCTAGTTGTGTGTCGAGGGCACGAAGATTCTAGTAAAGTCATGGGGCAGTCGGCGCGCACTTACTGCTCCCATTACGCATAATTTTGCGCAGACGGCGGTCGCGTGCTGTCATTGTCAAACATACCAAAATTCATAGCGCATCGAGGGACCATGTCAACAATTGATTTTTTAAAAGCGGATTTCCCGGCCACCTTATTTCCGATGAAAGTAAATCTTTTTATGGCGGAAAATCATGGCAAAGAAATTTCTGCATACATCAATGAGAAAATCTTAAAAGAAGATGTAGCTACTGACAATTTTCTTGCGCAACAAAGGGTGTACGCGACAAAGCCCCGAGGGCATTTGCGGCGAACCGTGAAGCTAGACCCTATCGCGGAATATTTTATATACGATCTCGCATACAGAAATCGTGAAGTATTTCGCCCTGAGGTTAGCGTTATTCGACGGAGTTTTGGCTATCGATTCAAGAATGGTTCTCACATCCCAGTTCATGTTGCCTATATGGAATACAAAAAGGCACTGGAAGAAGGTGAGGCGGCACATAAGCACAAGATTCAATTCGACATTGCATCCTATTTCAATAGTATTTACCATCATGATTTGTCACATTGGTTTTCTGCAATGGATAAGGTCTCCGCGTTGGATGCCAATGCCTTCGGTAAATATATGCGAGAAATTAATGCTGGACGCAGTGTTGATTTTCTTCCGCAAGGGATTTACCCTTGCAAAATGATTGGGAATGAATTCCTAAAATACATCGATCTTAGCAAATTTCTCAAATCATCCTTGATCGTGAGGTTTATGGATGATTTCACGATATTTGACAACGATCCATCTGTGATTCAACAAGATTTTATTCGAATTCAGCATATGCTTGGGCAATATGGATTGAATATCAATCCTTCGAAGACGCACTACGACAAGCCCCTTGGAGACGTACAAGAAACGCTCTCCAACTTGCAGAATGCGCTTTACGAAATTGTTCACGAGATTCAAATCGTTCCCACGGCTTCCGGCGTGGAAGCTATCGAAGTAGACAACGAAGTAGAGAATAACCTGTCACAAGAGCAGATCGATGCGCTCCTCGCACTTCTGAAAGATGACGCTCTCGATGAATCGGACGCAGAACGCATATTGTTATTTTTGCGCTCTTACAGCGACAGTGTACTTGAACATATCCCTGCATTGCTTGCGAGATTTCCGAATTTGATCAAACATATTCACGCGATATGTGGAGCCATTAAGGAAAAAAATGATTTGTCGACGGTCATACTCGATTATCTAAAGGGCGATATTTTTTTTCTTGAATATCAGCTTTTTTGGCTTGGTTGCATCGCCGAGGACTTTTTAACTGGCTGCAAACTTTATGGCGATATTCTTCTAAGACTTTACGAGCTATCATCGGAATTTAAAATCGCAAGATCGAAAATTCTTGAAATTCCAGAGCAAGATTTTGGGTTTAAGGAAATTCGCGCGGACCTTCTAAAAAATGGGCAGTCAGATTGGCTGTCGTGGGCGGCTGCAATCGGGGTGCGAACGCTAAAATCTGGGGAGCGAAATTATTTGCTCGACTATTTCGCAAAGGCGTCGACTTTAAATTTTTTGATCGCCGATTGCGTGAAAAAACTGTGATTGGAGTGGAGTATGAAACTGCGCGATTTTATAAGGGAATCACTCGTTGAAGTCATCGCGGGAATTCGCGAGGCTCAGAATTCGGAGTATGGCGCCTATGTTGTTCCACGTTCGGACGGGGGGCACAAATACGCTTCACATGAGCGATTTTCAGAAAGCGCACGGCTCAAATCGACAATCGTGGACTTCGACATAGCTCTTACCGCGGAAGATTCCAGCAGCGCCGGGGCTGGAGGTGGAATTAAGGTTTTGGGGCTCAGTGCAGGAGCAAAAGGCGACAAGGCGTCGAAAGAGACGGCGGTCAGTCGCATTCAGTTTGCGATTCCTTTACTCTTGCCGGAAAGCGAAAAAGAGTGGTATGTGCCGGTCCAAGAGAGTCGCGAATAAACTCGAGTACGCGCTGCGCGGACTGCCTCGATGACGATAGCGCGGCTCCCGTCGCGGTCGGTGGCAGCTATTGATGCCGAACGGGGACCGCCATAAGCGCCGCGATGCTTTCACGCCCGCCGTTAAACCACTGGTAAAGAAGACACCACCGAAAGACGCGCCACCGATGACGATTGATGAATTTTGCGCAGCTGGCATCGTCAACAATCGCGCTCGAACGTTTGCAGGGACGTGCCACGTCAATGGCCGCTATCGGGCGAGTGGAAGGTCCGCTGAGGTTCGGCAACGGTCCTCTGAGAAATACGAAAGCCGCCGACGTGGAGACACGCGGCGGCGGCCTTCGTTTTTGGCGACTGGATCTCAAGCGTGCGCGGCGCGCTCCAGCACTTCGCGCGCGGCGCGGCCCAGCACTTCCTCTGACCACTGATTCACGCTCTCGCCCGAGACAGCGGCCGCGATGCCGACGCGCGCATGCACGTCGGGATCGATGCGGAGCATCAGCTTGCCGGAAGCGGGCTTTTGCGGTTTGCGCCCGGCCCGCTCACAGTCCGTCAGGTAGTGATCAACGGCCGCGTGAAAGTCGATCATCAGCTCGTCAACGGTCGAACCGTGAAAGCTGATCTTGTCGTCAACGCCAAGCACATGGCCGACGAAAATGTTGTCGCGCCCGTCGAAGTCGATGCGGGCGAAATATCCCTTGTAGCTCATTGCATTGCTCATGGCTTTATCCCCATTTCGCTAAACCACTCGCGCAAGTCTTCAACCTGATACCGCTTTGCCTCTTTGCCCGGATGCGGGCGGTGATGGTAGCGGCGCTGGCCGTTCAGCTCGAAGGCGATGCGCGACCCGGCGCCTTCGTGGATTTCGCCGCCCAGGGCGACGACGAGCGATTCAATGTCCGAAAACACGATCGCGCCCAATGTCGGCTTCGTGTAGATCGCGGCGAGGGTGCGGGCGTGCTTCGATTTCATGCCTTGATGATAGCAAAAAGTGATATCAATATGCAATCATAAAGTGATATCACTTGCGTATTGCTTCATTCTTTAGAGGCACCTCGACGGCTCACGATGCGGTCGATTACCACCTGTTGGCGCGGCGTGGGCTTGTCCGTCAAACACGGCTCATTGTCCGGCTCGCGCTCGAAGCAACTCCAGACCGTAGAAGGCATGACGCCCGAGCCACCAGAGCCGAGCAGGCTGCGTATCTGCTGCGCGCGCGTGATGGTCGAGCGAAGCCGGTGAATCTCCCAAAGCAGCTCCAGCACGAGCGGGTCCGGGGATTCCTCCCATATTTCGGCCAGGCGGGCAGCGGTGAGCGGTGAGCGGCGGGCGGCGGGCGGTGCAGCATAGCATTGACTTAAAGCAAATACTGTGTGGATATACAGTGTAGCGTCGCGTGACACGACGTAGGGCGGCGGCCGGGCGCGCCAGAAGGCGACAGAGCGGCCGCGCGCGAACACGGTGGCGGGGCGCAGCACAGTCGAAGCAAGGGCGTAGGGGCGCTGGCAGGCGGCCGGTCGGGGCGAAAACAGGGCCGGGGCTTGGGCGCGCGCGCACCATGACTCAGCCCCAAAAACCGCAGTCCCCCTCCCCGCCTGTCCGCTTCTAAAAGGGCTCGTTTTGACGCAGATGGCGACCGCCGCGCAAGTCGTGGCACTGGCGGACCTCGGCGTTTGTCGGGCGGTTCGGCGTTAACGCACGTAAACGCAAAATACCGGCGCTTTGATGCAAGATTTACGTTGGGGTTTGCCGTGATAGGCGAAGGGGGAAACTGAGGCTGACTTGTTCCTGCCAAATGCATAAGTCAGTAACCGGCCGAAGCCGTGTGAAAACGCAAAAGTACTTGGTTTTCGGGTGTCGCTTTACCCCTTCCCGAGTCGCTACGAAGCCGATGCAGCGCGATCTGGAGGGGCGAGTTTTACGGACAGGGCGTCCGACTTGAGTTTTCACACGCCCTCGGCCAGAAACGGTCGGTCGACGCTACAGGCGAAATCGTCGACAATCCTCTTGGACAGGCTGCGTAGCCCCTCGAAATATCGCCGTAACTGTCCGTCAGCTTCCGTCCGATGAAGGTCTTTTCGAAAAAATTGCCCATACATAGCCGAAATCACAGATATGCCGGAACAAGTACAAGAAGAAATCGCCTCGCTGAGCGATATGATTAGAATCATCGAAGAAACAAAAATGGCGTCGCAGCGGATCGCGTTTTTCCGCGGACATGCAGATAGCGTGTACGAGCTCAAACCGAGCTTATTTCGGCAAAGACAACATAGAAAAGAGGAAAAAGACATAATCCGGGAGTTAATAACTTTGCATCCATCGGAATTTAGTTCCGATGAATCCACGTTCGAGAAATTGGTGAGAATGCAACATTATTCCCTTCCCACAAGATTGTTGGACCTAACATACAATCCTCTCGTTGCCCTGTACTTTGCATGCAGCTCTAATCCAAAATCGGATGCGGAGTTCATAAGATTCTCGATTGCCAAAGATAAGATCCGATATTCGGACAGTGACACGGTCAGTTGCATTGCAAATCTCGCCAATCTGCGAGGATATGAGCGCGACGAAATAAGAGAGATGTCGGATGCGGCAGAACTCGTTAAATCTGAAGTCGGTGAACGACTGCTACATTTCATAAAGGCGGAGAAATCTTATTTTTTGCCAAAAATTGAAATATCGGATTTGAAAGGGATTGTTGCAGTTAAGCCAAAACTAAATAACAGAAGAATTCTGGCTCAGCAGGGAGCATTTCTGATTTATGGATTGACGTCTATCCTCGAGGATAGCAATAAGTTCGGCATCCGAATTCGCAGGCATATTATAAGATCGGCGAATAAGTCCGTGATTATGTCCCAGCTCGACAAAATAAATGTCAATGTGAGCACCATTTTTCCAGAGATTGAATACGCGGCGAGGTACATCACCAGTAAACTTCCCGCAACACCCAAAAAGCCGGCTGCAAGTGGCTTGTGATCGTGGGCCATAAATGTTGAGGCTTACGCGATATGTCTGCGCCGTGGGAGGACAGAACGCGCGCGTGTCATGTCGGTCGTGACATGCGGAGGTCTCGTTATCGCGCTGATATTGGGCAGGTATTTCGTTAGCAAAGCGCCCGATGGAGTCGCCTGAATGCCCGCTTTGCGTATGGGTGACCGCCCGCTCCGGGTCGACACCGATAATTCGTGGGCAGCGCATGCGCTTGCCGCTGCCACGTTTCAGGGCCGCTGGGTTGGCACCGGGGGGCGGGCGCCGGTTAGGCGGTCACGAATTCAGTGTCGCAACAGTGAGCCTATTGATATGGCCTACGCGTTACGAAACCACTGAATTTGCCCCGGTCGGTTCAAGCGGCTCGATGCTGTACGGCGCGAAGCGCACGATTTCGTCACCCGCCCATTCGTTAAAAGCGAGAAATTGCGTCTGGAGCGGGGTGATTTCGTTGCGGCCGAACACCTTGGCAGCCGTGTCGGCGGCGCCAAAGCCGCCCGTGTTGCTCGGCACTATGCCGAGTAGCTGCGGCGGCACGCGATGTGCCGCGAGCAGGTCGTCGCGCGTGATGTTCTTGATGTTGAAAAACTCGTCTTTCGCCGCGACCTCGCTCACCGGAATGAGTTGCAGGCCGTCTTTTTTGCCATTCGGCGCGTAGTAGAACAGGTTGCGGAAATTGCCCGGCCCCTTGGCGCTCTTGAGCGCTTCGCGCAGGTCGTCGATATCTTCCTGTTCCTGCGCTGGGTCCGTCAGATACAGGATGAAGCCCGCATGGCTCCCGTTCTCGTAGTAGCGGCGGCGAAACAGCGTAGAGCTCTCGTTAAGCCAGGCGGCGTGCAGGGCGCCGAGATATTCGGGCAGGCCATACACCTCCTGATTAACGTCAGGCTCGATGAGGTGGTGCACGGCGCCCGGCTCGAATTCGTGAACCACCTGCCATCCGTTCGTCTGCGCGTAGCTCACCATGTCGGTGCGGCGGCGCATGTATTTGCCCGGCGCAGCCTCGAATTTCAAAGTCCCGCCAAGCCGGTTTTTCTGGCGCTCCATGTAGCCATTGCCGAACATCAGGAAGTCGAGCGCCCAGCGCCGGAACGTGTCGCGGGACATGAGCCTGTGCGGAATGAAGGTGGACGCCAGCACGTTGCGTTTGAAGTAGAGCGCGGACGCGTGATGCGTACCGGCGCGGAACGACTTCGCGAGCGCCGACCAGCTAATCGGCGGCTCATACCAGCCGTTGTAGGTGACGAGCTCGGCGTAGTCGAGCAGCTCGGCTCGATTCATCACCGGCGTGGGATCGCCGAAGGTGAACGCGCTCGCGCCCGCCGTGCGTTTCGGCTCGGCGGGCGACGCCGTGTTCGCTTCGTGACGCGCTGTGCGCCTGTGACTCGCTTTCATGAGGAAATCTCCATAAATCCAGAATTGCGGGCCGCCATGCCTTCCAGCGGCTCGTTAGAAATCGCGTGCAGCACCGCCCACGCAAGGTCCGCGTGTCCAGTTTCCTCGCTACGACCCGCCTCGTAGGTCACTTGCCGGCCGCTTGGCGTCATGGTCTTTTTGATCGACATGAACGCGGCCGCCATGTCGGTCCAACCGGCATCAAATTGCAGGCGCGCATTGCCGACGACGGACAGACCCTTGAGCACGAGCTTCCCCTTGACCTCGGGCGAGTAGTTGAACGCGACGGCCGCCGGATAAAACTGTTTCACGAGCTGAAAGACGCCCTGGCCGATGCCGGTCGTGTCGATCGCGATGTATGCGACGACGTAGCGCTGCGTGATTTCCTTGATCTTTGCGGCCTGCGATTCAAAGTCCATGCCGCGAAACTGGTGCTTTTCCAGCACACGCATGGGGCCGCCCGGCACAACCGGCGGCGCCACCACGACAAGCGCCGCGGAGTCACCGGATAGCGCCGGGTCATAGCCGACCCACACCGGCCGATAGCCAAACGGGCGCGTCAGCAGCGGCTCGAAGTCCGTCCAGACTTCCCACGAATCCACCATGCAGCGCTGCAAATTCGCCAGCGCGAAAATCGACGCCGTGTCGTCGATAAACTGGCACATGAGCAGATTCGCGTATTCCTCGGGGCTGTATTCAAGCTGGAGCTCGGCAAGATCGAACAAGGTGCAGCCAGCGGCGGCGGCGTCCTCGACAGTGACAATCTGGCGCCACTGACGGTCCTCGCACAGACGCCCGCGCGCGAGCGCTTCATGCGTTACGTCGAAGTGAACGTGATCGGCCTTCGCGCGGCCGCGATTGATCTGCTCGCCGCTCCAGAATTTGTAGGCCTCGTGGCCGATGCTCGATGGAGTCGAAAAATACGTTTTGCGCCATTGCTTGTGCATCGCCATGCCAGAGGCAACCTTGTTCAGCGCCGTGAATTTCGGCACCCAGAAATACTCATCGAAATAGAAGTTGCCGTGATAGCTCTGTGCCGTGCGTGCGTTCGTCCCGAGAAAGTAAAGAATCGCTTCGTTCGGCAATACGATGGGATCGCCGCTTAGATCAACGTCGGCCGCCTCGCGCGCAAACTGCGTGATGTACTGCTTGAATACGTGCGCCTGCGCTTTGCTCGCGGAAAGGAAAATCTGGTTGCGGCCCGTCGTCAGTGCATCGACAAGCGCCTCGCGAGCGAAATACCAGGTCGCGCCGATCTGCCGCGACTTGAGAATATTGCGCGTGCGCTGCTCGCCGTTTCGAAACCAGACCTTCTGATAATCGAACAGCGAATCACGAAATGCCTCGTTGATCTTGCCGATCTGCTCGTCGCTGAATGTGTTGCGCGCCTGCTTCTTCTTGGGCGCGGCATTGCGTGCCTCGATATTCGGATTGAGGTCCGATTCCTTGCCCGTCTCGGAATACTTTCGCACGCGCGCGGAGCGTTCAAGCTGCCGCATGAGCAGGTCGATTTCCTTGTAATCGCCGGGCTCTTTTTTCTCTTTCGCCACGAGCGCATTCACACGCATTTCGATGGTCATTTCGACCGTATCGATGGGCGATGCCTTATCCCAGTTCTCGCGCTGCTTCCACGTCTCGACCGTCGAGCGGTTCAGCTCAAGATGACGCGCAATAGATGACACGCGCCACCCCTGCCAGTACAGGGCGCGCGCTGCCTTTCTTGGGTCGGCATTCGTGGCCGCGTTATCCGTGATTTCAAGCATGGCCGAAGCGTAACCGGCCAACGCGCGCGCGCGCAGAAGTTCGGTTTGTACCCGGCCGCATCACGTTTTCAATTGATTGCCGCCGCACGCCATCACCGGCAACATTCAGTTACACGATTTACGCCGTATCGACGATTTAAAACTTTCCATTGGAGTGCTTATGATGTTAAAGCGCAAGCTGACTTTCCTCGCGGCCGCAGTCGGCTCGATCGCATCGCTGTTTGCGATCGACGCGCATGCAGCCACGACCACGATCGCGGCAGGCATGCAGCACGCCGACGTGATCGGTGCGGCTGGCACCGCAGCGGCAGGTGTGCTTGGCGTCGGCCAGATTGCAGCGACGGGCGGCAATCACGCCATCACGTCGAAAGCATTCCGCGTCGCCGTCGAAGGCTCGACGACGGACGGACGTAACATCGAGCGCGCATGGATTCAGCAGATGGCCGCGCAATACAGCCCTGAGCTCTACGGCGCGCGCATCAACTGCGAACATATTCGCGGCGTCGCACCGATGACGGGCGGCGAAGCCAGCGCGAGCCCGTTCGGCTCGTATGGCGACGTGATCGCGCTCACGGCCGAAGAAGTCGCAGACGGCCCGCTCAAGGGCAAGCTCGCGCTCTACGCGCAGATTGCGCCGACGCAGGCGCTGATCGACCTCGTGAAAGCGCGCCAGAAGGTGTATTCGTCGATCGAAATCAATCCGTCTTTCGCGGATACGAAACAGGCCTATCTGATCGGCCTCGCCGTGACCGATAGCCCGGCGAGCCTCGGCACGGAAATGCTGACGTTTGCGGCACAGCAGGGCGACAACAACCCGCTCACGAGCCGCAAGCAGTCGCCCGGCAACCTGTTCACGGCCAGCGAAGAAACCACACTCGAATTCGAAGCCACGACGCAAACGCCGATCGGCGCAGGCGTGGCCCTGTTCAAGCGTGTGGGCGAACTGCTCGGCATCACGAAAGAGAAGGGCGCCGCCGACGAAAAGCGCTTCGGCGATATCACGCAGGCCGTCGAAATGCTTGCGACGTTTTCGCGCGAGCACGCCACGCGCAGCGACACCTACTCCGAACGGCTCACGAAGCTCGAAAGCGAGCTCGACACCGAGCGCAAGGCGCACGCCGAGACGGCGCAGGCGCTTGAAAAGCTGACGACGAAGCTCTCGACGGAACCGGGCGGCACGACGCGACCGACCGCCACCGGCACGAGCGAAGGCCACAAAACGGACTGCTGATC